TTTAAGAGTACTAACTACCTAACTAATATTTTGACGGGGGTAAATTGCGTTCACGAGGACTCAAATGCGTAAGGAGCTGCTCATCTTCACTCATCATATCGCCATCAACCATACGAAGCAAACGAGCATGATCCTGACTCAGTGATAAGTAGTCCTCTGGTTCCATATACTTCAAATTCATCTTATACAACCTCTCTTGCATAAACTTTTCCGCAGACAAGCGCTCATTAAGACGACGGGATTGACAACCATTAGGAAACAACGTTTTATCAGCAATCAAGAAAGCGATCGAATGCAGGCATAAATAATAAGCAACAATATTCACACCCAAAGTGTCCAAGCAAAGTCCGACATATTTAGCGATACAATCATATGCAGTAACCATACCACTAGTTGAAACAAACATACGATCAATATAATCCAACGTACACCGATAAGGTCGTATTATCATCTTATCTCCAACTTTGCATTTAAAGAAGTTTCTCTTCAAAAATACGATAGGATCCTTAGTGACAACAAATCCAAACTCGTTGACATCAACGTCGAGACGAGCGTTAACACGGTAGGCCTCAGGCTTAATCTTCATCTTAAACTTCTCTTGAATGTAGGACCGCAAACCATCAGGTGACCCCCCATGAGCCTGCAAAGCCTTGCTGAACGAACCAATTATGTCATCCCCCTGAACAACAGCGCGAAAGTCACCAGTCGTAAAAGCCCAAATCCACAATGAAGCACCAACACAATCTCCAGCGTCCTTGCAACGGAGAGCCTCATGTCTCAAGTAACAACAAAGAACAACAATCAAATGCAATGTATTGAGAAAAGAGGTATTATAATCTCCTGAGAATAGGATTCCAATCACATAACGGAATCCGCCTGGCCAATTCACAATGTGATACGCTGTGTTGGCAATCAACCATTCTATTAAAACAATGGTTATAAGTGAATTAACATCTTCCCCAAGATTAAAACACCAAGTTATGGACATAAGCAAACAAGCAATATCATTCGCCTTGAAAGACACGTCCTTAGCGCTAATATCCATGCAAAAGAAAATTCGATCGGGTTCATCCCCACACAAGTAATCCCACAATCGAGTAGCGCCGCCTCCCAACCAACGAAAGCCCA